TGGAATGATGGTGAAATAGTTGTCTGCTGTGATTTTGTTCATCATGTCTCCTGTGTTGACACTTCTATTGCTTGCAACAGGTCTATGATGAATCCTGTTGTCGTTGCTCAACTCAAGACAATAGCCCATCTGTGCATCTCGCTGTGCGCAGATGGGCTTTCTTGTTTGTCAACCGTGACACACCCATCTGTCATGATAAGTAGATGCAATACATACAGAAACCAACACACGGCAGCCTTGAATGGTTACAACTACGACACAAGCACGATGGCAGAACCATTGTGGGTGCATCAGAAGTATCAGCCATCATGGGTGTCAACCCTTACAAGAACATCATTGACCTAGCCATTGAAAAGATGCAGCCACCAATGGTGCGAGACAAGAACGATGCAATGAAGCGTGGCATCTTCCTAGAGCAGGGACTATTGGACTACGCCAGCGATGAGATTGGCAGCAGGATTGTCACACCAGTTGACATGTACCTGAACGGCAGAATCATCAGCACGCTTGATGGTGTTTGCTCTGACCCTTCACGATTGTTTGAAGCCAAAACCACAACAGGCTGGATTCAAGGTGATGCGTGTTTGCCTGAATGGTTCTGGCAGGCACAAGCACAGATGCACTGCACAGAAACACAAGTTGTGACATTCATTGTGCTTGACCGTCAGTTGCGTATCTCAATGTTTGATGTTCATCGTGATGATGAAGCCATCGCTGAAATGGTTGCAAAGGTGGAAGCGTTCTGCGCAGCGATTGATGAAGAACGATTACCTGAAGAAGTGCCACTATCAGCAGAGCAAGTAGGGCTGTTGCACCCAACGCCAGATGGAACAGAGATTGAACTAGGCGCAGCAGGGCTGGAACTGTTGCAACGCTGGCAATCAGCAAAGGAAATGCTGAAGCATTATGAGCAAGAAGAACAAGACCTGAAAGATGCGCTTGCGAACTTGTTGCGCGAACATTCAGCAGGCACTGTTGATGGCAACAAGGTGGTCACATTCAAAGCGCAGAGCAGCACACGCTTTGACCAGAAAGCCTTTACTGATGCGAACCCTGACCTAGCAAAGCAGTATCAGAAAGCGTCATCATTCAGGGTGATGCGTGTTGTGAAGGGTGCAATCTGATGAACATCTTTCAAGCATTGAATGAAGTGATGAAAGAAGTTGGTGCTGTTCGCAAGAATGAACGCAACACACATCAGAACTTCAACTTTCGTGGCATTGATTCAGTCATCAATGCTGTGTCACCAGCGTTCCGCAAGCATGGCATCTTCTGCACACCATCAGTCATCAGCAGTGAATATGAATCTGTGCAGGTTGGGCAGAACAGAACAGTGATGGGTCACGCGCGTGTGATGGTCACATACACATTCCACGCAGCAGACGGAACATCAGTGGCTGCAACCGTCAGTGCAGAATCAATGGATAGTGGCGACAAAGCAACAGCAAAAGCAATGAGTGTTGCCTATCGCACAGCGTTGTTGCAGACATTGTGCCTACCCACTGATGATGCAGACCCTGATGCAGACACATATGAACGCTCACCAGTGGCTGCACCTGCACGCAAAGAAGAAGCAGTGCGCACCACACGCGCACCACAAACAAACAACAACAGCAATCAACAGCAACGCAAAGCACCACTGCGCAGTGATGCACAAGCAAACCTGATGCGCTCACTTCTTGAACAATGTGAAGTTGATGAACAACTTGTGATTGATTCATTCAATGTGCAGATTGATGATGCGACAGTGCCACAAGCAAAGACAATCATTGATGCGTTGCTGCGTTTGAAGAAGGGTGAATCAGAAATTGAAATCAACGCAGATGGCACACCAATCATTTACTGATGGTGACTTGTTCAAGGTTGCGCACCAGCGTGGCGTGTTTGTGTTCAGGGGCTGGAATCCTGATGGGTCTGTCAGGTGTTTTGGTGGCACTAGGGGCAGGGAAAGATGGCGCAGTTTCCCTGTGTCGGCAGGGCTGAAACCCTTATCCCATAAGGGTTCTAGGTAATGTTGCATCTTGTCCGATAAATGGTGCTAATCTGAACCCATGACATCAACACTCATCACCAACACAGTTCAAGCATTGATTGCGCACCATGCAGATGACGCAGGGCGCGTAGCCGTTGTGAGAACTGTTACTGATAGCGAGAAAGTGAAAGTGCCTGTGGTGTTCTCACATTGAGTACGCCACAGGCACTATCTTGTGACTTCCTAGAAAGGGGTACAGAAGCCACTGGTGAGAGTATCAGTGGTTGTAACACAGAGAGTGAGAACCAATGAACAACATCAACGCAGATAACTACTTCTGCATCATTCTAGAATGGGTCTTGTATTCAGACATCACAGCCACAGCAGTGCGTTTGTACGGAACCTTGCAACGGTACGCAGATAAAGAAACAGGTGCGTGTCACCCATCAAGAGCAACGCTGGCTGCCAAATGCAACTGCACAGTCAAGAGCATTGACAGAGCATTGGCAGAACTGATTGAGATTGGTGCTGTTATCAAGAAACAACGCATCAGCGCAAATGGTGACATGACAAGCAATCAATACACAGTCATCACAGTTCCACAGGTAGCGTCAAAAATGTCCCTACCTAGCGACAAAAACGCACCCACAGGTGGCGACAAAAACGACATAGGAACCATAGTCAGTTTGATACAGAGTCAAGAACCTACTGCTGCGCAGTCAATCGCTGATGAATGGTGGAACGCATACAAACAGCGCACAGGTGGCAAGACCCCAACAGGCAAAGGTGCGTGGCATTCACTGCTGGCAATCATCAATGGCGCGTTGAAGGGTGGCTGGACTGAAGAACAGGTCACAACAGCGTTGATGCAGTTGAGTGTGCCTAGCGCAACAATGCTTGATGTGCAGTTGAACAAGTTGATTGTGGCGCAGCCTGCGTTGGTGAAGCGCACAATGCCAGATGTGATTGGTGATGCTGATTGTGTTGTGTGTGCTGGTGCTGGTTTCATTGTGGACTTTGACACTGATGAACAGCAACACAAATCACGCTGGTGTGAATGTCGCACAGAAACACAAAAGCCCCACCACTAAGGGTGGGGCAGATGCGTTGTGGTTGTCAGTGGTTCTTGGTGCGTGCCACAAGTGCTTGCATTTCGCGCGCAAACTTTTCTGCTTCTGCGTCATACGGCGTGAAGTCATACACAACTTCTTCATTGCATAGTTGAAAGTGATTACGCCCACGCAACTTGCGCATCACAACTGTATGACCGTTCAAGTAGAACCAGCCTTCAACAGTGGTGAATGTGTAGTCATGCTTCATGTAGGTCAGCGTTCCACGCTGCTCAAAGTAGGTAAGGGTTGATGTATTCATTGTTTTGGTTTCTTTCTGATTAGTGAACTGTGATGAAATTGGTATCAGCGTTGCGAATGACTGAGAATCCAGCAACCTGCAATGTGTTCTGCATAGAGCGCAACACTGCATCAATAGTTTCAATGTCCCCATCAAGGGTGATTGCGTTGCCAGTGATGTAAGTGACTTTGACTGCATCTCCGCTTTTGTAGGTGCGAAATCCTGCGCTGTCTTTTTGGTATCCACGCACACAAGTGCTGTGTGATTGTGATTGAAAGAAGCCTGACTTCTTCAGTGTTTTTGTGATGTTGGCTGGTGTGGTTTTCATGGCTTGGTTTCCTTTGATGTGTGTTAGTGATTAGTTGTTGATTTGCTTCATAATTGAAGTCATTGTTGCTTTTGCTGATTGGCAGATGCTTTTGAAATCTGAACCAAACTCTTTTGCTTCTGACACATAGAACTGTGCATCAAAGAACAGTTCATCAATTTGTTCTTCTGTTGCTTCAATGCGTACTTGCTTCTTGTTGCAACTAATAACAGTTCCAATGTTCAAGTTTCTGCTGACAGCATCAAGAACAAATGTTGCTGGCAATGTGTAGGTGCTGGTTGTTTCCATACCTGAGAGATTAGCACCATTTATCACCCTTGATGCGCATTGTGGGCAGATTTTTTCTGACCCTGCCAAACCCTTACCCCACAAGGGTTTCAGGCAGGTGACAGGGAAATGGCACAGGGTCTGTCTAGGGTGGACACCAACTGACCCCTACCAACCACCCAAGGCTGGACATAGACAATCTGCCAGCGCACCACCACACACACGCTGTGTGGCTCTGTAAGAAGCGCAAACGCCAGATGGGTACACAGACAGCCAGACACCCTGAAACACCCATTGAGCGTGGCAGGAAAGGCACACAATGAAAACCACAATCAGATTCATCATCATCGCATTCATCATTCAACTACTGGTGCTGACTGTCGCACTGCGAGATGCAGACGCAGCACCCATCAAAGGCTTGCCATGTCCAGAATGGCACGATGCGTTGCGCAAGGCAGGTCTGCCAGTGCGAATGTTCGCGCCGATTATGTACCGTGAATCTCGCTGCCAGCCACGCGCAATCGGCTGGAACTATCACAAGAACAAATCACACAGGAATTGTGAACTGTCACACGCGCGCACATACAGAAAGTGCAGCGCAGTGAAGTCATACGACATTGGATTGTTGCAGGTCAATTCAACTTGGCGTTCTGTAACCAAAGCAATCTGCAAGTCATCAGATGTTCTGATACTTCAGAAGCCTTCTTGCAACATCGCAGTTGCTGCGTATCTCTACAACAATGGTGGCAGTTCTCACTGGCGTGCTACAAGCAACGCTAGTATCAGTAACAAGTAACCCTTCTAGGACAGGACAGCAAACCATGCCAAAGAAACAAGAAGTACCAGCAGAACAGTTGAAGCAATGCGCAACAGTGTTGCTTGCTGCACGAATGACAGCAGGCATCAGCCAGCGTGAATTGTCAAAGCGCATCAATGTCACACAGCCATTGGTTAGTTCATGGGAACAAGGCAAGACATTGCCAGCAGTAAATCATCTTGTTGCGATTGAACAAGCAACAGGTGCAGACAAAGGTTCAGTGATTATGGCTGTTGCGTACTGGCAGCACACAGAAAGTTGACGCATGGCAGAAGTTGGTGTTGAAGATGTGTGGAAGCGTGAACGGACAGCACGCCTATCAACAACACCAATTCTGCGTGTGGTCAATGACTTACCTGTGCGCGATGCAGCAGACCTACTTGGTATCAATGTCGGCACGCTAATGAAGTGGCGCGCATCAGAAGGTGAAGCAACAATTCACTATGCACGCGCTGACAGAATCGCCATCAGGCTTGGTTGCCACCCATCTGCCATGTGGGGCAGGGAATGGTGGTCACTGTAAAGATGTCCCCACAGCAGGCTTGTTTGGTTTCCTGCTTGCTGTGGGGCTTTCTCTAATCGGCTGGTGTGAAGTCCAGCACTGAATCAATGTGACACAGCGCGAACATATTGCGCCCACGCTTCTTGCGACAGACAACAATGTTGTTGTGTTGAATGTAGAAATCACCTTGCACTGTTTGCTGTTGCATCTGTGGGTCAAGGTAGGTGACTGTTCCTGATTGCAGTGTGCGTGTCAATGGTGTGTTCATTGGTTGTCATTCCCATTCTGCGTATCCGCTGCGGAACTTGTACCCAAACTCTGTCACCTTCTGCACATAGCGGTCACGGTACTTGACAAGGTGCTGATTCTTTTCTTCATCAAGTGCGCCCCAACAACCAGTCTCAATGAAATCTTCTGCATCGTAACGGTACTCTGCATCTTCATCTGTGCAACGCACGATTGCTTTTAGGTATGGCTCATTGCGCTTTGTGTATCGGGTTACATACTGAACGCTCATCTTGATTTTTGGGGCTGGTGTGTTTGTTTCCATGCAGACAGATTAGCACCATTTATCAGGGGAGATGCAACAATTCCCCAAAGCCTTACCCCATAAGGGTTTCAGGTAGGTGGGCAGGGCTGATGGACAGCAACCAGCCCCACCCATGACCTACTGACCCTGCAACGCAGGTGGCGTGGAATCACCAGCGCAATACTGCCAATGCCACGCTTCAAACTCAGGTGACTTTGGATTATCACCCTGAAGAAAGAACCCATACTTGGGTGCTGTCTCACACATGAACTTCAACGCACGCTTTGCAGAAGCAAGCGCAACAATCTGACCACCCTTACCTTCAACAGCCAAATCAATAGCAAGACCCCAACCATGATTGCTGCCTGACTTCCCTGTTGGGTCTGGCGCAGCAGATGGTGCTTTGCCTTTCTTCAGAATCCACACCTTGCCTTCATACTTGCGTGTCACTGTGCGTGGCTTCTTCAAGCGTGGGTCATTTGGTTTCGCTGGTTCATAACGGTCAAGGAACATTGCCAACTGACCATCAAAGGAACGATAGTCACCAATGTTGCGCAGTGTGATTCCAGCCTTCTTTGCTTCTTCATACAACGCATTGAACGCAACTGCTGCTGGCTTGACCATCTTGCCACCAGTGTTCACACGCAACAGCAAAGACTTATCAAGTCTGCCGTTCACCTGCCCCTTCAAGACTGAAGGCAATACAAGTTTCTGATACGGGTACTTCATTGGTTGTCTGCGTTCTTTTCTTCTGGCACAACACCTGTGAACGCTGCGTTGATTTCTGCTGTGGTCAAGTTGCCATCAACAGATGCGCGTGCGAGACGCTCAATCACGGTCACACACGCGCTGATGCCAGCCAGCATTGCTGACTTGGCGACAGGAATACCACCAATGATTGATGCGCCACCAATGATTGCCATTGCATTGACAATGAATGTGCTGATGATGCGTTGAATGATGCTGACTGCTGTGTTCATTCTTCTTCTTCCTTTTGTAGTGCTATCGCTGCAAGATTGAGAACTAAGGCTGCGCCACTAATCCACAATCCGATTGTGCGTGTCTGACCAGAAAGCGTGATAAGCACAAGCGCAGTACCTGCCAATGTCCATACAAGACCTGCGAACTCACCCAACAATCTGTTCATACCGTCTCCCATTCTCGCCTATCGTGTGTGATTCACTCATCACTTGCGTCTTGCTGATGATGTTGAAGTTGGTACAGCAGACAGCAACGCACCAGCAGCAATCACCAATCTGCGTGTGCTGATGGGAACAGTGGAACCAATCGGAACATAGGAATCAACAGCACCATCAAAGACATTGATTGCTTCTTCAAATGCTTCACGCACTTCAGTGGGTGCGTCTTGCACTGCTTCCACCAGTGCTGTGATTTCAGCAGCGTCAAGTGCTTCAATGTCTAACGCTTCAAAGATTTCTTGTGCTTGTTCTGGCTCTATCGTTTCAAGCAGTTCAGGATTGGTGGCTAGTTCTGCTGCCTGTTCCGCATCAATGCCTGCGTCAAGAATGTTGGCTACTGCTTCAATCACTTCTGATGCCGTTCTCGTATCAAGGGTGTCTATCAGTTCTATGATTTGTGTATCAGTTTCAGATTGGGGTTCAGATGTGGGTTCTTGAAGTGGCAGTGATGTTGTTGGCATCGGCAGTGTTGTGGTTGGCGCATCGGCTGGTGAAGGTGCAGGAACAGTTGAGACAGGAACAGATGAAGGAAGCGTGGCAGGAAGCGCAGCAGTTGTGGTTGTCGCAGGAAGTGTTGTCTGAACATGATGATGTGTGGTCTGTGTTTCAGGAACCAGAGAAGTAGTAGTTGTTGATGCTTCAGTTGTTGTTGTCGGGGCTTGTGTTGTTGTGGGTTCTGGCTGTGTGGTTGTTGTCGTGGGTTCTGTCGCAGAAACAGTGAACGCTGAATCAGGCACAATCTGCCAATCACCATTGTTGATTCTCCACGCCAGCATGAAACAAGTGCCACCACCATTCTCATAGAACCAGCCATCAAGCATCAGTGGTTGTTCTGATTGCAGGGTCATTGGTTCTGTCTCTATCGCAGTGCAACCCTTATCAGACCAGTCACCCCATTCATATGTTCCAATCTTCATTGTTCCACCATCATCGGCAGCCAACCAAAACTGAATGGTGTTGTGAACAGGCAAAGTGATGAAGCCTGTGTAATGCACCATGAACAGGTCATCAGGACAGTCAGTGAATGGTTCACCTTCAAAGTTCCTGTTGATGTTGTTTTCTATCTCGCTGCCACAGAAGGTGTGCAGTGATTCATTCTTGGCAGGTGGTATCTGCTCAACGCTGAAGTAGTTTGCGTTGATACCGTTTTCTGCGATGCCACCAGCGTTTGCGTTTGTTTGCCCATTCGCCAGCAATAACAAGAGAAATGCCACGCTGGTTGATAGGCGTATCAGTCTTTGTGTGCGTGCCATTCAAAGTGTTTGCCCAATCTGCTGTCAACGGTATCTATCTTTTCTGCAATGCGGTCTAGTTTGTTTGCGTTGCTTGCGTGGTCTTTGTTGTTCTGTCTGCGTGTCA